CAGCCGACCCGAAATCTATTGCCCTACTCTCTGCGGCAGTACAACGCCTAGAACAAGCGGAAAGTTTAAGTTTTAAACGTGAGCAAGCTATCCGAAAAGAGGTGGCTCAACAAGCAGCCGAAACCGCTGAAAAAGTGGTGATGCAAGCGGGCGTTTCCAAAGCCACCGTAGATCAACTGAAAATGGAAATCTTGGGGATTGCGTAATGACAGCGTTACCTGATTTTATTCTTTTTGACAAAAATGAATTGCTGCTCGGTTATCAAAAACGTTGGATAGCCGATCAAAGTCAATTAAAAATCGCCGAAAAATCACGCCGTACTGGGCTGACATGGGCGGAGGCGGCAGATGATGTGTTGATCGCCAGTCTTGCCAAGTCAGAAGGTGGTTCAGATGTGTTTTATATCGGCTCAAATAAAGAGATGGCACGGGAATTTATTGACGCTTGTGCGATGTGGGCTTCGAAATTTAACCGTGCGGCAGGCGAAATTCAGCAAGAAATTTTTGAAGATGAAGACAAGGATATTCTCACTTATGTGATCTATTTTGCCAGCGGTTACAAAATCAAAGCCCTTTCCTCTAACCCGAAAAATTTACGGGGTATGCAAGGGATTGTGGTGATTGATGAGGCGGCATTCCACGAGCATTTGGCGGAAGTGTTGAAAGCCGCTCTTGCTCTAACAATGTGGGGAGCCAAAGTACGACTCATCTCCACCCATAACGGCGTGAATAATCTGTTTAATCAGCTTATCCAAGATAGCCGTGCAGGGTGTAAGGGCTATTCGATACATACCATTACCCTCGATGACGCTTGTCGTGAGGGGCTTTATCAACGCATTTGCCAAGTGAGCAAACAGACGTGGTCGCCAGAGAAAGAAGCCGAGTGGAAAGCGAAATTATTGCGAGAAACGGCGACCGAAGACGATGCCTTAGAAGAATATTACTGCGTCCCCAAAGCCAGCTCAGGGGCTTACATTCCTCGTCCGTTGGTTGAGCGTGCTTGCGATAAAAGCAAAATCAAAGTGCGGTTTGATTGCGATGCGAAATTTATGCAATGGACGGAAGCGGAACGCATTCTCTTAACGCTAGCCTTTTTGACGACCGAAGTGCAACCGCATTTGGCAGCTTTAAACCCTGATTTGCGGCATTGTTTTGGCGTGGACTTTGCTCGTAGTGGTGACTTAAGCGTGTTTGCGGTGGCGAGTATTCAGCCGAACACGGCTCGTCATATTGAACTCACGCTGGAACTTCGCAACTGCCCTTACAACCAACAACGGCAGATTATGCTCTTTATCCTCAAAGCCTTGCCACGCTTTATTGGGGCGGCATTTGATGCTACTGGTAACGGTGGCTATTTAGCGGAAGCGGCATTGGTGCGTTATGGCTCAACAATGATTGAGGCGGTGCAACTGAACGACAAATGGTATCGGGAGTGGATGCCAAAATACAAAGCATTATACGAAGTAGATTTGATTACCATACCGCAAGATGAAGACATTATTTTAGATCAGGGGCATATTGCCGTGATCAACGGCGTGCCAAAAATTAACCGCACTCGCAGCCAAGACCAAAGCGGCAAACGGCACGGCGATAGTGCGGTCGCCTATTGTATGGCGGTGCGAGCCAGTTATCTGACGGGAGGCGAAATCGACTATATCGCCCTGCCAAGCAAGCACAACGACAAACAGCAACAATCCGAACAGGCATTTTATTATGCGGACAACGCCTTCGATGATTTGCCAAGCCAATATCACTCAGACTGGGAGAACTATTAATGATGATCGTGGATATTCACGGCAACCCATTGCGATTTAATGATGACGTACAAACCGAAAATGATAGTCGGTTGGCAACACTCAAACGCCACTACTCTGAACATCCTGCCAGTGGGCTTTCGCCTGAGCGTGCCGCACAAATTTTACAAAGTGCGGAACAAGGCGACTTAATCGCTCAAAGCGAACTCGGCGAAGATATGGAAGAAAAAGATGCCCATATTCAATCGGAACTCGGCAAACGCCGTTCAGCGGTGCTAACGGTGGATTGGCAAATTCAGCCACCGCCGAACGCCTCCGCCCAAGAACAACGTGATGCGGAAATGTTGGAAGAAATTTTGCGTGATGCGGTTTGGCTTGATGATTGTCTGTTTGACGCAACCGATGCGATTTTAAAGGGCTTTAGTTGTCAAGAAATTGAATGGGAGCCGAATTTAATTGGGGGCTTAAAACTGATCCGCAATGTGCAATGGCGTGATCCAGCGTGGTTTATGACCCCAAGCACACAACGCAACCAACTGCGTCTGCGTGATGGCTCAATCAATGGGGTTGAGCTTCAGCCATTTGGTTGGGTGAAGCATATTGCCAAAGCCAAAACGGGTTATTTATCACGTATTGGTTTAGTGCGAGCCTTAGTTTTTCCTTTTATCTTTAAAAATTATTCCGTGCGTGATTTTGCGGAATTTTTGGAGATTTACGGCTTACCAATGCGACTTGGCAAATACCCCGAAGGGGCAACGCAAAGCGAGAAAACCACCCTACTGCGTGCAGTGATGGGCATTGGGCATAATGCTGGCGGCATTATCCCTCGTGGGATGGAGATCGAATTTCAAAACGCCGCCCAGGGCGACAGCGGCTCCTTTATGGCAATGGTCGAATGGGCAGAAAAATCCATGTCCAAAGCCATTCTAGGCGGCACACTCACCAGCCAAGCCGATGGTGCAACCTCCACAAACGCACTCGGCAATGTGCATAATGACGTACGGTTGGAGCTGCGAAATGCGGATTTAAAACGGCTGCAAGCCACCTTAACCCGTGATTTGGTTTATCCGTTATATGCCCTAAACTGTAAATCTTACAATGATGCACGTCGTATTCCACGCCTTGAATTTGATATTAGCGAAAGCGAAGATATTAATAGCTTTGCTGACGGTTTAAACAAACTCGTGGATATTGGCTTTAAAATTCCGACCCAGTGGGCTCACGAAAAACTGCAAGTGCCGATGGCGGCGGAAAACGAAGCGGTGTTAGAGCGAAAAACGCAGCCAAATATGACCGCACTTTTATCTGCCCAGCCGAGCCAAAAAATGGCAGTGTTAAGTGTGGGGCGAGATCCTGATGATTTGCTTGATGAGCTAGAGCCAACCGCCGAGCAATATCAAGCTATTCTTGACCCGATGCTAAAGCCCGTTGTCGAGGCAATAGAACAAGGCGGCTATGAATTTGCTCAACAGCGAATAGCCACCCTTTACGCCGATTTAGATGATACACAGCTTGAAGAAACGCTGACCCGTGCGATTTTTGTCAGCGATTTATGGGGGCGATTAAATGCCAACCGATAACACCGCACTGGATATGGGCTATATGCTACGCCTTGAGCCAAAATTGGCAGTGGATTACCTGAAAGCCAAAGGCTACAACATCACGTGGAACTGGCAAGAGCAACTGGAAGACGCTCACGCCCGTGCCTTTACCGTTGCCAAAGCAACCAGAGCGGAGATTTTAGAAACGCTCCATCAGGCAACTCTAGATGCCATTGAACAAGGCATACCCGAACGGGAGTTTATCAAAAATCTTGAACCTAAATTGCGTGAATTAGGTTGGTGGGGCAAGCAAGCCATCGTGGACAGTCAAGGTATTGTCGAGCTTTCTGAAATGGGATCGCCACGTCGATTACGAACCATTTTACGCACCAACAAAAGCACCGCTTACCACGCTGGGCGTTATGCCGAGCAAATGGCAAATGCTGATGAGCAACCTTATTGGCAATATGTGGTAGTGCGAGATAGCCGCACTCGAGCTAGCCATCTTGCGTTGCACGGCAAAATTTATCGTTATGACGACCCGATATGGGAGACATTTTACCCTCCGAATGATTGGGGGTGTCGTTGTCGTGTGCGAGCGTTAAGCGAATTTAGGCTAAAGAAACAAGGTTTAACGGTCAGCCAGAGTGATGGCAAGATTGAAACAGATTGGGCGTTAGCAGGCGTAGATAAACGCACCGGTGAAGAAACCCATACTAAAATTAGCCGATTTACAACGGAAAAAGGCACCATCAAAACGGGAGCAGGCTGGAATTACAATGTGGGGAAAGCGGCGGTAGGGAGTGATATTGCCGTCATTCGCAAAGTGCTAGGCTTTCAAAACCGCCAACTACGGCAAGAAACCATTCAGACGATCAATAACAGCCCCGCTCGCCACAAAGCTTTTGAAAGTTGGGTAAAAAGCCATTTAGGTAAACGTGGAGCGGGTGCACGTTATATGACAGCAGGAGTTGTTACTCCTGATGTTGCGGAAGCAGTAACCAAATTTTCTAATGGTGAGAAATATTCTGAGCGTGTTTTAGTAATGACAGAAAAACGATTAGAACACGCTAACAGCGATAAACATCATAAAGGCGGAATTGGTTTATCTGTTGATGAATATGCCAGTATTTCAAGAATTATTGCAAATCCTAGTGTAATTCTTTGGGATACAGAACACCGTAATTTAATCTATTTGGACAAAACACAAACAATAAAAGTTGTTGTGGACGCACCAAATAATGACAAACTGAAACCAAACGAGGGGCTAGACTCAATAATTAATGCGTATCGCATAAGTATTGAAAGTGTGAAAGCAGCAATAAATGGTGGGATATTTAAAATTGTGAAAGGTGAAATAAATTAAGAGCCTTACGAAAAGGCTCTTATTACGAGAAAGCCGGTGGGAGTCGAACCCACATACATAATTTCTTACTGGCTTACCATTAGCCGACACTTTCTCTATCAACATACTCCACGCAACTAAAAGTTGATCCGTCAGTATGCGATTGATTGAAATCTAGCTTGTTTTATAGGAAATGTCAAATGCATTTAGAGTTTAAAGCTGATACCAACGAAATCCAGAAGATGTTCAGCAAGTTAAGTAAGCTGGGCAAAACAGATGGCTTAACCCGAAAAATTGCTAATGTCCTTTGGAAAGATGCCGAAGATGCCTTTGATAATGAATGCTCGCCAGAGGGAGAAAAGTGGGCGACATTGAAAGAGCCGTATAAATCGCAACGTTATAAAAAGGGTTATACGGGTTCAATGTTGCAGGTAACAGGAACATTAGCAGCCAGTTTAACGTTAGATTATGGTGAAAACTTTGCGGTGATTGGAACTCAAGAGTCTTATGGGCAATATCATCAAGCAGGCACAATAAAAATGGCTGCTCGTCCATTTTTAGGGTTAAGTGATGATGGCGTGGAAGAAATTAAAGATATTTTACACCGCACTTTAAAACAAGCGACACAAAGCTAAACATGACCCCAATCAGAAAAACGCCTCAATCGCTTGTCATCGTGTTTTTTTATTTATGGCAACCTTTCATCATCTCAACTTTTTTGAACGCACTGTGAGGGTTTTGAACGGGGTTTGAATGACATCTTAACCTCAACGTTATCTTATTTTGAAAAAATGCGTCAGACGCTCACTGTGGCGTTTAATTTTGTAAGTAATGGAATTTATCCGCTGAAAAAATTTAAACGCACTTAAACGCATTTAAACGCCCTTTAAACGATATGCAACCTCTCTCCCTCATTGTCTTTTCCTCTTTCCCGCAAAAATCCCCCGTTTTAAGGTCTGAAGTTCCACAAACTCACTCTGCTCTCCGCTCGTTGCATTATGCACCTATGAAAACGATAACTTCCCCTTTGGCAGTCTTAACGGCTGCACTTAACCCCAATGCCGATGGTTGGCAGCAACTGTTACCGCGTGGCGAATTTCGCTCAAGGGACGGCAGTCCAACCGATGTGCCGCATTGGTTTATTGATAAAACCATCGCCGAACGCCTTATTGACAAAGTGCGAGGCTTAAATCAGGACGTGTTGATTGATTATGAACACGAAACGATTTTTAAAGCCAAGCGGGGTGAGGGTGCAGGTGCGGTGTTAGCCGCCGGTTGGTTTAATGCCGATGAAATTAAATGGTTTGAAGATGACGAGCGTCAAGGCTTGTTTATCAAACCTCGTTGGACGGAAAAAGCCTACCAGCATATCAAAAATGGGGAGTTTGCGTTTTTAAGTGCCGTTTTTCCTTACGATAAAAACGGTATCCCGTTAGAACTGCGAATGGCAGCACTCACCAACGACCCCGGCGTAACGGGAATGCAACGATTGGCCGTGCTTTCGGCAGTCATTAACCAACAAGAGGACAAACCAATGCCTGAAATTTTGCGAAAACTGTTAGCAAAACTCGGTGTGGATGTGGCGGAGGGAGCAGATGCAACGGATGAGCAACTGCAATCGGCGTTATCCACGTTAGAGAAGCTACAAAGCGATAAAACCGCCGCAGACGAACAAGTGGCGACATTGAGTGCCAAGAGTACCGAAGTGGATTTAAGCAAATATGTGCCTAAAGACGCTTATGACGCCACCGTTACCCAACTTGCCACCCTGTCAGCGAAAGCCTGCGAAACGGAAGTGGACAGTTTGATTGCGACAGCCCGCAATGAGGGGCGGGTGTTAGAAGCGGAAGTGAATTACCTCAAAGGCTTTGGCAAGCAACAAGGGGTGGCAGCGTTATCGGCAATGCTCGCACAACGTCCACAAATTGCGGTGTTAAGTGCCAAACAAACCGATACCACTAACGTGGACAAAGACGGGGAAAAAGAAAAAGGGCTTGCCGTGTTATCGGCAGCAGACAAAGAGGCTGCGAAGTTAGTGGGTATGAGCGAAGCGGACTTTGCAAAACAGAAAGCAGAATTGGAGGAAAGCAATGGCTAATGTCACCCCTGAACTGGTGAAATCGTTATTTACCGCTTTTGGTAAAAATTTCAAAGAGGGCTTAGCGAAAGCCCCCTCGCAATACAGCAAAATTGCCACCGTAGTGAAATCGACCACCGCAGGCAACACTTACGGCTGGTTGGGGCAAATGCCAAAACTCACTGAATGGATTGGCAAACGTACTATCACCGCCATTCAATCGCACGGTTATGCGATTAAAAACAAAAACTGGGCGAATGGGGTGGAGATTTTACGCACGGACATCGAAGACGACAATGTCGGCATTTACAGCCCATTAATCGAAGAATTAGGGCGTGCCGCTGGCGAACACCCTGATGAATTGGTATTTGGGGTGTTAAAAGCAGGCTTTACCACCGAATGCTATGACGGGCAATATTTCTTCGACACCGACCACCCTGTGGGGACGAATGTCGATGGCACAAGCCCTAAATCGGTGAGCAATATTACCGATGACAGCACTTCAACCAGTGTGGATGACAGTTGGTATTTGCTGGATTGTTCTCGTTCGCTTAAGCCGATTATTTTCCAAGAACGTAAAGCCCCAACACCGGCACAGATGACCGATGCCAACGCCCAAAAGGTGTTTGAGGAGAATGTTTACACCTACGGTGTGGATAGTCGCTGTAATGTGGGCTATGGCTTCTGGCAAATGGCTCACGCCGTGAAAGGCAAGCTGACCGCTGAAAACCTGTGGAAAGCGATTGAAGCAATGCGAGCGGTACGAGGCGACGGCGATAAACGTTTGGCGATTAAGCCAACCCATATTGTGGTGCCTCCGCATTTAGCCAAAGCAGCAACCCAGCTTCTAGAGCGTGAATTGCGGGCAGAAAATGGGGCGGTAATTGATAACGAGTTTAAGAAAATGAACTTGGAATTGGTGATTGCCGATTATCTGTAACCGCAAAAGTGCGGTCAAAACGCACCGCACTTTAAATTCTGTTTAAACCCAATTTAAACCAATAGGAAAACGATGCAATGTCAGACATTATTATTGTCAAAAATCGCATTAAAGAAGGCTATCGCCGTGCTGGTCTGGCATTGGCGAAGGGCGATAACCGCTTTGAACAGCACACCCTCACGCAGTCGCAATTGGATGCACTTCACGCGGATCCACGCTTATCCGTGGTATTGGAAACCCGTGAAGGAGGTCATCCAAAAGGGCTATCTGGAAACGGTGAGGATAACAAAACCCAATCGGAAATGGACAATCAGTTGGTTCCAGCCAATTTAACGGTGGAACAACTGAAAACCAAATTGAGCGAATTGGCTATTGAATTTAAAGCCTCAAGCAAGAAAGAGGAACTTGTTGCCTTGCTTGAAGCCGCCTTAGCCAATGGGCGTGGTAAATAAGATGTACGCCACCTTAGACAGTTTGATTAAACGCTATGGGCGGGAAGAAATCACTCAACTTGCTTGCGGTGAAGATCGTGAGCTTGATGTCGCAAAAGCCGAAGAAGCCCTTTTCGATGCGAGTGATACCATCAATAGCTATTTAGGTGGACGCTACACCCTGCCCCTTTCACAGGTGCCTGCTGTGCTTGAACGCCATTGTTGCTATATCGCTCGTTACTTTTTAGAGCGTAATCGTGCCACCGACCAAGCTCGCAAGGACTACGAAGACAGCATACGTTTTTTGGAAAAAGTGGCAGCGGGAACCATCTCACTGGGTATCGCTGAAAACGGGGAGACCGTCGAAAGCGAGAATGTGGCTATCATTGAGTCGGCAGGTTCGGTGTGGGCAAGGGGAAAATCGCGAGGGTTTATTTGATGAGTGTGATTGCCGAAACCTCTAACGCCTTAATCGCCAGAGTGCGTGAGCTTTGTGGTGATTATTTAAAAGAAATTGCCGAGCATCCGGGTCAGTGGGACGAAGCAAGTATTCGCCGCATTGTTCGCAATCCCCCTGCGGTGTATGTGGCATGGCTAGGGCAAGTGCCAAACCCTCGCCCTTATACGGTGACGGCTCGTTGGGGCATTTTTGTAGTATGTGATGTGCTTAATGGTAGGCGTAAAGACAGCGTAGGCATTTATCAAGTGGTTGAAATGCTCACAGCGGGGATTGATAAAAGCCAAATAGAGCCAAGCGGACTGTTTGAATTGCAATCAGTGCAAAATTTATGGTCAGACACGCAAAGTGGTATGGGTGTTGCAGTCTATGGAATGTATTTTAATGCGGTGCAACCGTTGCCTACAGAGTTTGATGATAGCTCACTTGATGACTTTATTACTTATCATCACCAATTTAATCAATCGCAAGATGAAAAATACATTGATGATAAAACCCAACTTACGATTGCTCTACCCAAACAAGGAGAATAGAAATGTTCAAAATTAAACCCTGTAAAGGGCTGATTATTCGTGATCCAGAAACCTTTGAGGTATTAGCGGAAAACGGCGAGGAAAAGCCACGCACCAGTTATTGGCTTAATCATTTAAAAAATGGCGATGTTGAACTCGTCGAAACAAAATCTCGTAGCAGAGGAGAAAAATAATGGCGATTTCTTACAATGAAATTCCTAATGCAATTCGTGTGCCGCTTGCCTACATCGAATTTGATAACACGCAAGCCACATCAGGCACGCCAGCTATTTTGCATAAGGTGTTAATGCTTGGCACTAAATTGGCTTCAGGCTCTGCCGTTGCTGGTCAGGCGGTGCGTGTACTCAATGTGTCGCAAGCAAAACAATTATTCGGGCGTGGTTCGCAACTAGCACGAATGGTTGAGGTATTTAAACAACACAATACTACCCTTGATTTATGGGTATTACCCCTTGATGAAAATAGTGCCGGATCGAAAGCGACAGGTAAAATCAAACTCACTGGCACAGCAACACAAGCAGGTGTGCTAAATGTGATGATCGCGGGGGGGGGTAAACTTTAAACAATCGGTTAATATCGGAGATACTGCCGCAGTATTAGCTAAAAAACTGCAAAAGCTTATTGCATTAAACCAAGATATTGTCGTGAGTGCTGAAGTAGATAGTAGTGCAGAGGATTCGATTAATTTAACTTGCCGCTTTAAAGGTGAGTGTGGAAATGAAATTGATATTCGCACGAACTATTATTCAGGCGAGACTTATCCAGCGGGGATTTCGGCGGAAATCACGAAAATGGCAGGTGGCTCAGTCAATCCTGATATGACAACAGCAATTACAGGATTTGGGGCGGAATGGTGGAACTATCTCATCAGCCATTTACAGACACTGAAAGTTTAAATGCATTGCGTACAGAATTGGTTAAACGCTGGGGACCATTACAACAAATTGACGGAATTTGTTTTATGGCGAAAGGTGGCACACATGCTCAAGTGACTACCTTTGCCGAGCATCGAAATGACCATTTATTTAGCGTAATGGCAACCAATGCGACCCCTCAACCTGCTTATGAATGGGCGACGGCATATTGTGCGGTAGCAGCTAATTCTCTTTCTATCGATCCTGCTCGCCCTGTGCAGACGTTAGTGATGGATTTGCTCCCTCCTACGATGTCGGATCGTTGGGATTTGGCCGCACGCAATACCTTGCTTTATAGTGGGCTAAGCACTTACACCGTGAATGCTAACAGTCAGCCCCAGATTGAAACGGCAATTACGATGTATCGTAAAAACAGTTTTGGTGAGATGGACGAAAGCTATTTGTATATTGAGACCATTGCGACATTAAGTTATCTCCGCTATGCCATTCGCAATCGTATTACCAGTAAGTTCCCTCGCTATAAATTGGCTGATGATGGCATTCGTGTTGCACTAGGTCAAAAAGTGGTAACCCCAAATGTGATCCGTAATGAGCTTTTAGCTCTTTTTACGGAACTGGAATATGTGGCATTAGTGGAAAATTTTGAAGCGTTTAAGAAAACACTTATTGTTGAACGTGATCAAAATAACCGTTGTCGTCTAAATGTGTTATCCGGTGAGGATTTGGTTAATCAATTCCGCATCTATGCACATGCTATTCAATATCGTTTATAGGAGTAAAAGATATGAAATATCACGGCATTGCTCGTATCCGTGTCAATGGTGCGGAATACCCTACAGGTGAAGACGCTACGCTTGATGTGGGTGGATTTACCCGCGAAACCGTTAAAGGTGCGAGAGTTTACGGCTATAGAAACCCCAACAGAAGCGACGGTAGAGTGCAAAATGTTTAACAAGGCTCAGATTGATGTGTTAGAAATTAAAAGCTGGACAAATGCGACAGTGGAATTTGAAACCGACGTAGGGCAAACCTATTTACTCGCCAATGCGTGGGTGGTTGATGCAGTAACCCTTTCTAGCAAAGGCGAGATTGCGGTGAAATTCGCTGCAGTGGAATGTAAACGAGCTTGAGGAAATCAATATGGAATTTAGCTTAAAACATGGCTTAATGTTTGGTGATGAGCCTCAATTAGACGTGGAAACCCGAGATTTAAACACTGGCGATCTCATTGAGGCTGAATGTGCAGCAGAACGTTTGCTAATGGATGGACAAGGCAACCCTGTTCTTGTGGTCAGTTCGGTGTTGTTTAATTACGAACTTGTTCGTCGCCAAATTAAACGCGTAGGCAAGATTAATGGACCACTCTCGTTAAAACAATTGGGCAGTTTGCATCGTGAAGATTTAGACATCATTAATGCGATGCTATCCGCACAAGAAATTGCAAAATCAACACAGGCGTTAGATCAGCGGGGGCGCTTGGAAGCAACAGATAAGGACATTTGAGAAAGCTTGTCTGTTGCTTGCGAAACATTATCAATGCACCCCAGAGTGGGTGCTTTCTCAACCTATTCTTACTCTGCCCCGTTTAATTAGTTATATCAACACCGATTAGAGGCTTTTATGGCAACCAACTCTACGTCATTTTATATCAATTTAGCGGGTAATATTTCGCAACAGGCTAACCGCTTTGGACGAGATGTCTCACAATTTTCCAACCAATCTACCGCCAGTTTAGCCAAGCTCTCATCAAGGATTAAAAGCACCGCTAGCCAGTTTAAAGGTTTAGGCAAAAGTATTGGTATGGTTTCTAACCGTATTAATGGCATTGGCAATATCACTATCCCTGTATTAGGTATTGGTGCGGTAGCGGGTGCAACCACCGTTGGTAAATCTTTACTGCGTACAGCGGCAGATTTTGAGATGGCTGGTATCCGTATGAAGCAAACTTTCGGTGAGCGAGGTGATGAAGCCACAGCGTGGTTAAAAGACTTTGCGACTAATACACCAATGGCATTTGGCGATGTACAAAATGCCATGATGCGTTTGCAAACAGCGGGAATTGATCCAATGAACGGCTCATTACAAGCCTTAGTGGACTACAACGCGAAAGTGGGCGGTGATGCGGCAAACCTTGATGGCTATATTTCTGCTATATCTAAGGGATTTATCAAGGGCAAGCTCTCAATGGAGGAAATCAATCCATTGCTTGAGCGTAACGTTAAAGTCTTTGAATTATTAGCCCAAGAAACAGGCGGAAAATACACAGCCGAACAAATGCAGAAAATGTTGCAAGAAGGCAAGTTAGGACGCCGTGCTATTAAAGCCCTTTTGCGAGCGATGGGAAAAGATGCTGCAGGCTCTGCCAAAGAGCAGATGAAAACCTGGGACGGCTTAGCCTCTAATCTTGGCGATACTTGGACTGCAATGCAAGCACGCTTTATGGAGCATGGAGCGTTTGATGCGTTAAAAAAAGAACTCGGAAATTTAATCACTTGGCTTAATGAAAACATGGAAGATGGTACGCTAGATGAGTTTGCGAAAACGGTTAGCGAGACGCTGATTACTGGCTTAAATGATCTGAAATCAATGGCAAAAGAAGTGAAACCTGTTTTGGAAAGTATTGGGTCAGTAATGAGCTGGCTATCTGAAAAAGCTGGGGGATATGGAAATATTGCCAAATTTGCTGCCGCACTTTATGGTGCAAACAAGATTGCACGCCTTGGATTTGGATTGGGTAAAGGGATGTATGGATTTGGCAAAGGCACTTATGGTGCAGGTTCAACCCTTTGGGCGGCTGGCAAAACCTTATTAGGTCGTGGCAATGTGGCGAACTTTGCAGCAAATGCCGTAGCTGGAGCGGAAGGGGTACAATCGGTTTATGTGGTAAATATGCCCGATATGGGTGGCTTTGGCGGTGGAAAGAAACGTCGTAATCGACGCAATCAAAGAAAAAATAGTCGACCAAATAGATCTATTAGCCCGCAAAAACAAATGAAAAAGGTTAATACGCCATCAAATAACGCAATGCCTAAGCCGAAGGTCTTCCCAACGGGGCAGAAGTTAGCCAATGGCGTAAAACAGGCAACCAGTGCGATGAAAAACACGAGTCTTAATGTCGCAAAATCTACCGCAAGTATTACTAAATCCGCCACCACTGCTATTGGTAAAACAGTGGGAAAAGCCTTGCCTTTGGTTAATACGGGCTTAGCCATTGCACAAGGGGCCGCCGTTTTATTAGATGATGAAGCCTCAACTAAAGAAAAAAGCGAATCAATTGGCTCTATTGCAGGAGCTACCGCTGGGGCATTTATTGGACAAGCATTGATTCCTATTCCCGTTGTTGGGGCAGCAATTGGCGGATTTTTAGGCGAAACTATTGGTGGCTGGCTTGGTGAAAAAGTGGGCGAGGTAATAGAAGATAAACCCACACAACCGCCTGCTGAAAAACTCTCAAGTGCGGTGCAAAATGTGGGGCAAGCGGTCGGTCATTTTGTCAGTGGTGAAGTGGGTGAGAAACTCGCTAGCATTAATCCAATTGACACTAAATTGAATGGTCTTATTGAGGTGAAAGTTAAAGCCAGTGAAGGGTTGGTGACCAGTGTGGCTAAATCGAACTTAAATACCAATCAAGCCAATAGCTCATTAGGACTCAGTGTGTTAATGGGTAATAGCGGACAAGGATTATACGGAGGGGCATAATGCGTAGGAAAAGTGGCAAGGGAAGCTTTCGCGGCATCCCTTTTTTAATCGAAGAGCAACAGGATATTTCTGGCGGTCGTCGTTTAGTGCAGTTTGAATATCCACTACGTGATGATGGATTAACTGAAGATTTAGGCTTGCGATTACGCAATTACCATGTGAGCTGTTTAGTCATTGGTGATGACTATATTAAACAAGCAGAAAAGCTGATTGAAGCCTTAGAAAAACCCGATGAAGGGGAATTAAAACACCCTTATTTTGGCACAAAAACAGTGCGGGTCGAAGATTATAAAACCAGTTACTCCACCTCCGAGCAACGTATTGCTCGCTTTGAAATTACGTTTATCCCGGCTATCAACGACATTGCTCCCTTAGCAAAAAAGGATACGCTTTTGGGAGCATTAAGTCAGTATGCTGATGCACTTAATGCATTAGCAGATGAATTTGCAGAGATGATTGAAGAGGCATTAGCTTTTTTAGACGAACTAACCGCCCCTATCTTTGAGCTTGTTGATGCGTTTGTCGGCTTAATCGAAACAGTTTTTGATGGAGGCTATATGCTTGTTGGGGCTGGCATGGAATTTAAAAACCGTTTAATAAGCGTTAAAAACCAAATTGGTGTTTTAATCCGTACACCAAAATTACTAGCAAAAGAATTACAAGCCTTAGTTAATTTCAGCACACAAATAGGCGTTTATCAATCAGGGCGTTATCGCCCCCAAACACAATATGGCAATTTAACCGTTAGCCAAAACATAGATAACAAAAAGCAAAGTGCGGTGGAAAGCAAACGTGTTTTTGTATGGCTTGATACGATGATTAATAGTGTACAGACACAACAGAACAAACTACACCACCACTATGGTGAATTACAGACATCTGATGTGTCAAGACTTGCACAAAGCCAATTACAACACCAGCCGTTAAGTTTGGCTCTTGCTCGGACTTTTCGTGGACAATCAAAGCAAAATATGGTTGCCCTGTTACAAGCAAAGACCCAGTTTATTTTCTTACGTCTTATACAAGCTAGCCTTGTAATGGAGTATGGCAATGCCATTATGCGTGAGGTGAGTTTATCAAGCCAAATGCGTAATATAAAAATCACCGAAGGCATTATCCCTAATGCGATCGAAAGCAAAGGAGATGTACAACGTTATATGAACGAAATAAATGAGCGATTAGAAACCTTAGTCTTTGCCCTAGCTGATAATGAGCAGTGGCAAAGCTATGATGCTTTAGAGCAATATCGCCTCGCTCTTTTGAGTGATTTACGCACACGCGGTGAATTATTGGCTCATAGTCAAACAATAACGCTTAATGATACACAACCCGCCCTTGTGGTTGAATTTAATACTAATGGCAATGCGAGAGGCTGGGAGAAATTAAGTTTACGTAACCATATTCGTCATCCGTTATTTTGTGTGGGTGGCAAGGAGATTGAAGTTTTATTATGACAACATCTTTAACCCAACCCCAAATTGAACTTTATCTTAACGGTCTGATTTTTTCAGGCTGGAAATCCCTTTCTGTCACCCGCTCGCTGGAAGCAATGAGTGGACATTTTGAGTTGGGGATAGCCGTACGCCCTGAAGATGATGTTAGTGCCTTACAAGTTGGCGGTAGTCTGGTTTTAAAAATGAATGGGCAAACTGTGATCACGGGGTATTTAGATGATCTGACACAAAATATTAGCGGTACAAATAAAGACATTCGTATTACTGGACGAGATAAAACAGCGGATTTAGTGGATTGTTCGGTTATTCATCACAGCTACCATTTCCGCAATCAGACGGTAAAACAAATAGCTCAAGTGCTTTGCCAGCCATTTAATATCAATGTGGTGTGGGAGGTATTAACCTCTAAAGCTAATGATGTGATCAAAGTATGGCAAGTTGAGCCAGGTGAGACGGTGTTTGATACCTTAACCAAATTAGCTCGCCATAAAGGGATATTAGTCACCTCTGATGTAGAGGGAAATTTAGTCTTTACTGAGCCAAGTACAGAATTAAAAGGCGAATTGATCTTAGGACAAAATATTTTAGAACTTGAAACCACTGACAGTTGGGCAAACCGTTTTTCCCTTTATCGGGTTATTGGTGATGCGGAGCAAGGTGGCGAAAAAGGGGGGAAAGGGAAAACCTCAGCTCCTGAAGATCCCGATATTTATGTGTAGGACAAGGAGAATAAACAATGACAGCGAGTGGTTTAAAAGTGGAAGTCAGCGATCAGGAAATTACACGCTATCGCCCAATGGTAATTATTGCTGATGATAACATGACAGGCTCAACGGGCTATCAACGAGGTATGTGGGAGCTTAAACGCAATAAAGCGGAAGCCAAAAAAGAAACGGTTACTGTGCAAGGTTGGCAAAAGCCAGATGGCTCACTTTGGTTACCCAATGAAGTGGTTTCTCTTACTGCACTTGAATTGGGATTTGAGCGGGCGGAGCGTTTAATTATTGAGGTAAATTTTATTCTTGATGATAGTAGTGGTACTCGCACAATTTTAACCTTAATGCATCGTGATGCCTTTAATGAGCCACCGCAAGCCTTAGATGAAGTACAGAAAAAAAGTAAAACAGCGAAAAAATCAAATAAAGACAATGTGAAAGAATTTACTGACTTTAAACAGGAATAAATACATTATGCAAGGTTTAAATCGTCTTTTAGCCCCACTTAAACGCAATTTAAAATCCCTGATAGCACGTGGTGTGGTTTCTATTGTAACAGACTCTTTTGCCCGTCAAAATCTGCAATTACGTCTGCAAGCTGATGAGGTGATTGATGAGGTGGAACGTTTTCAAAATTACGGACATTCCAGTGTGCCTTTTGGCGGTGAAGCCATAGTGTTATCTGTAGGCGGTAAACGCTCGCATCTCATTGCTATTGCGGTTGAGGATAAAAGCGTGCGTCCAACTAATCTAAAAGTGGGTGATTCAGTTTTATATCATGCCGAAGGGCATCGCTTACTCTTAACCGAAAATGGAGAGGCCATTCTTACATGCAAAAAATTTGTGATTGATGCGGAAGAACAAGTGAAGTTTGAAACTCCACAAACGCAATTTTCAGGTGATGTTGTTATTCTTGGAAAATCAACAGCAGAAGATCACATCTCCAACGGTAAAAGTGGTGCAAATCACGACCATGTAGTGGGGGTGGGGAAACCAGTATAGAGGATTTATGAGCGATTTAAGCATAATGTGGAAAAATGGCGAAGGAGATTTAGTTGCCCTTGATGACGCATTATTGCTTGATGATACCCTGACGACCTCTATCATTATTAGCCTTTTTACTGATATGCGTGTCGATAAGCAACGTGGTTGGTGGGGTAATACATTTGGGCAAGATGAATTAGGTTCTCGCCTTTGGACACTTACCCGCTCTAAGCAACTCAACACCGTATTAGATGATGCACAAGCCTTACAATGGTTGGTGCAAGATAAACAGGCTACCGCCCTTGAGGTGATCGCCACTAATCCTAACGATGGCGTGCTGTTATTAACCGTTGTAATTACTTTGCCCAATGGAACAACAGAGCAACGTACATTTTACAGCACTTGGAGTCTTTAATGCCTTATCAATCCCCGACATTATCACAACTTATCCAACAAGGCGAACAACAGTTTTTAAGCCGTTTTCCTGATCTTAAACGCCATTCGGTAATTTCCGTATTAAATCGCGTTAATGCCGCCCTTAGTGCTGGAGAGCATAAACATCTTGATTGGTTGGCTAAGCAAATCATCCCTACCACAGCCGATGAGGATTATTTGCTTGATTATTGCATGTATAAAGGGGTTTTCCGCAAACCTGCTATAGCAGCAACAGGCATTATCCGTATTGAAGCTGTAGATGCTGCTGAAATACCAAAAGGAACAACATGGCGTGATAGTCGTACTGAGTTGAGCTTTATTGCCACAGCCACGCAACAAATTGACGCGGGGACGGCAGAGATTGCTGTGCAATGTGAAGCAGTTGGTAATCAAGGTAATGTTGCTGTCAATACGCAAGTTAGCCTCACTAATGCGATTTTAAACGTTAAACCAAAAGCAACCATTATACAGATGAGCGGTGGAGCAGATCTGGAATCGTTATCAAGTCTGTTAAGTCGCTTAATCCAGCGTGTGCAATATCCTCCAGCAGGAGGAGCATCGCATGATTATGTCCGCTGGGCTTTAGAAGTTTCAGGGATTACACGGGCTTGGTGTTTCCCGCGTTATTATGGCGGTGGCACAGTTGGCGTGGCGATTGTGCTTGATGAGCAAGCCGATATTTTACCTACCTCACAAGATTGTGAGCGGGTGAAAAACTATATTAGCGGACATAAAAACAGCGTCACAGGATTGTGGGAAGGTATGCCTGCCAATGTGGAGCTCTTTGTCTTTGCACCAAAAGTTAGGCGTTTGGATTTAACGATTCGCTTGATGCCAAATACTGATGCTGTGCAAAGTGCGGTGAAATCTGCCTTAGTTTCTCTTTTTCGCGGATTACCACCAGGAGGCTTACTCTATCTCTCTCATTTGCGAGCCTGTATTTCAAATGTAGTAACCGAAATTGATAACAGCCTATTGTCTGTACAGTCAGACATTCAGCTTGCTCCTGATGAGATTTTGGTATTAGGGGAAATCCAATGGCAGGCATAAGCACCGAACAATATCTTGACGCGGGATTAAAGCTATTACCTGTAGGGCTGGCTTGGACTCGTCATCCAGACAGTAATTTTGCAAAAATACTTAGCATCCGGGCAGAACAGCTTAGTCAAGCCAATGAACTTGCTCATCAGCTCGTTAAAGAACGGATATTAGGTAATGCGTTTTTACTTTTAGATGAGTGGGAAGCCTTTTTAGGACTTCCTGAATGCAGTGAAATTAATACCATTGAGGCACGTCGAACCGCATTGGTCGCAAAAGATAATGAAATTGGATCGTTTAATAAACATTATCTTGAGGAGGTTGCAGCTCAAAATGGCTATCAAATCCGCGTTATTACTTATTACCCACATCATTGTTTGCGAGATTGCCGTTATCCGTTATATCCCCAAGAAAATGCGTGGCGTGTGTTTATTTATACCACTAGTCGAAACGTCAGAAATATGACGTGCTTAGACGATATAACAAACGAACTCACTATGATTGAACGCTCAAAAATTGAATGTTTTTTAAAGCGTTTTTGTTATTCCCACTTAGAAATGATTTTTATCTATGAGGATTAATTATGTATGCACTTGATAATGAGTCTGGTGTGGCGGTAATGCCACCTGTAAAAGCCCAGAAAAAAGCACCCAATGAACCACAATGGTTTACAGAAGGGGGAAATGGTGTAGCCCCTACTTATCCTGGTGCGGATTGGTTTAATATCATGCAAGCAGAGCTTCTGAATATTTTAACTGATGCAGGTATTACACCAGATAAAACGCAACTTAATCAACTCACCTTGGCGATACGTACTTTGGCACGTAATGAAATAGGTAACTTGCCAGCAGCAAGTGGCACGGTTGCAGGGATATTGCGG